TCGGTAATTCCATAAGGTCGTTGTAAAGCTCAGTCGCGACATCATTGCCGCCAAGGGCGTGGTACGCCTTGTATGCTATTGTGAGCGCTTCGCGCGCGTATATCGGGCACTTCCCGCGCTCCGTATACTTTTCATGCGACCGGATTATCTCGGCTCTGAGCAGGCACTGCACGCCTGCTTCAAGCTGCTCTGTGCGCTCATCACGCTTTTGTTTACGGGCTGAAATCGTCGTGAAAAGCACATTCGCGACGGTGACGCCAGCGCCGATAAGCGCTACAATGATATTGTTATCCATCACATGCCCTCCATTTCCGCAAGCTCCGCGCGGAGCTGCGCTGCTTCTTCCTCAAGCGCCTTGAGCCGGGATTTATCCTCATCTGTTCCGACGCCCGCAACTATTGCAGCAAGTGGGCGTATTCTTTCCCGGTCTATCTCAACGAATCTCCGGGATATCTCGGCGGTGCGCAGCCGATTTTCCCTGGCGGCGCGCTGCTCGTCTGTTTCGCGCGGCTCGATGATGTCGTTACAGTTCTGCGACATATGCGTATCCTCCTGTTACCTGTTTGATGTCCGTTATGGTTCTCATGCTGGGGCGAATGTCCAGCGGGTCGATGTCGTTTGTGGTTCTGACCTGGTAGAATCTCTGGCACTTTGCAAGCTCCGCAGCGTAGTCGGGCGGCACGAACGGCGTCGCCAGTGAACCGCCCTCCAGCTTCGCCCATGCGAGCTTCAGGGAGTTCCCGGCTTCGGTGCCCTTGTTGAAACCGATGGAGACTGCTGATATGTACTCGCTGTCAGAAAGATCTACCGTCACACTGTTTATTCCAGCCTGAAGCCTGGGAGTATAGTAGCTGTCAACGTAGTCCCCGGCTGCGGTCACAGTGCGGATACGCGCGGCCCATACTCCGGTGACGTCCGCTGCCTTGAGAGATAGCGTGTATTTTCCCGGTGGAAGCGGGAACTCAAAATCCTGCCAAAAAGCGTGGGTTGTTGACGACGCTGTTACCGTAGAGGTGAGCTTTACACCGCCGGAAATCGGCGCTGCGCTGCACTTCCCGGGGGAATACCATCTGTCGACCGTGTAGCCGGAGGTGTATTCAGCCTGCCCGCGCTGATTTATACGGAAATCCGGATTTATCAGCAGGTTCGGATTGCTGTAATTCACCGCGTTCCACGCTGCCTTTTCAGTGGCGGTAACGTGGATATCCGCGTCAGCCGCGTGCGCTTCTATGGCGGCTCTTGCCACCTCGTCAGCACCCGAGCCGCCGCCCTGTGCTGACGTCTTAAAAGGGCATGCGGTGTAGTCCGAGCCTACAAGCTGAACCGAGCCAGTCCCGAGCAGGTACACCGCTCCGCAGGCTCCGTATATCGCCGCTGCCTGTCCCGCCGGAATTGATACAACTCCGTCAGCCCCCGCCGTAACGCCCGGAGCAGCCGAAGCGTACACGGTAGCCGTGCCGTCGTTCCTGAGCCAGGCGTTCGTCCCGCCGCTGTAATCTGCCCTGATTTCCGCGCCCGAAAGCGCTATCGTCTTTGATGTCATGTGTGTTACCTCCTAAGTAACGTTGTTATTTCGCGTATTTACTTAACAGCCTTAAAGAATACTCGCGCACTTGTGCGTCATTGTGGCATACGTTGCAAAATGCTGCATATTTATATGCGTTTGCTCCCCACCCTAAAGCGCGTGTACCACTGTCGGAAGCATATGCATTGATAACATAATATCCGTGATACTCCGATATGTCGCGTGCATTTAAAGTACATATAGTGCCAATCAATGTTCCGTCGACATAAAATTTAATATTGTTTGCGGAGTCTCTTGTTAAGCAAGCTATGTGCCAGATGTCCGATACAATATTAGAGTCAAGTATATTTGTAGTTATGCCATCATCTGCGTCGTCAATGGCGTAACTATATTTGTTAGTCGCGCGTACTGTCCCGCCATCAACATACACTATTGCACTCTGAACCCCGAAATACGATGCTGCGCCCCATCTACATAAAACTGGTGCCCAATAATCTTTTGTGTTTCCATATTTATCTTTGTAGTAACCAGGCGTTACGTTTTTAAAAATGATATACGCTGCCGCCGGATCATCACAGGCATAAACTGCTATTTGGTTATAGCTTGTAAGCAGCAAACTGCCTGTACTCATAGCATCAGGATTAGGTACCTTAGTTGATAATTCCATATAGTCACTGCCGAGCCTGTTGTACCAACGGCGCTTTGGCAAATCGACCCCGTCCATCACAAATTCGGCGAATGTGCCCAATGGCGTAGACGAAGAAAAGCCACTCATCATCGCCACAGCCCAGAACACCGCGTTATGCGCAGCCACATCGGTTATACCCGCCGAGATTTCCGGCTCGAACTCGTTTCCGTTGCTGTCGCTGATTTTGGATATCAGCCCTGTTGTTACGTCCTTTTCTATCGTGTACGTCGTGCCGTTGAATTTTACCGAGGCGTCGGTCAAGTACTGGTATTCGGTGAGAGTAGCAGACGTTGCCCCCGCCGCCATCTGCTTCTCCGTGGCCTCCTGCCGGTTCTCAGTGCTCCGGTTCTGCGCCTTGCTTTCCGCCGTGCAGGATATCTTCTCGACAAAGCCGCCCGTGCAGGTCAGCGACAGCTCCTGTTCCATAACGATCACCTTCTTCTGAGTGCCGTCCGCGTCCTCGACCGTGAACACATCGCCCGGTTCGAGGATATTCTCAGCAGGCATTTCGAGTGAAACCGCCGAGTAATTCAACCCGCCGAGCCTGTTCCATGCGTATTCCGCGATACCGACCGTCGCAAACGGGTCATACGCCGTCACTATGCCGTCGGCGGTTTCGTCGTACTCAGAAGCAGTGCCGTCGATGTAGATTTTATCGTCGCCGCCGCGCTGGAGCAGTATCCCCTTGACCGTGTATCCGCTTCCACCTGCTATATCCAGCGAGTAGCACCGTCCGTGCTGAACGGTTTTTCCGACCTCCTCGTAAGCCGGGAATTTCAGCACCTCAGACGGCGAGAACCGCGCGTTCCTGCCATGACTTGCCGCGATGTAGCTGATAAGCTCCTGCGCCGTGTAGCCGTCGGGAGCTTTCTCGACCGTGATATCCTCGCAGACAAAATCGGTCGTGACCCCGGCGCGGGCACAGAGGTAATTCAGCATTGCCTGCATTTTGCAAGGAAACGTCGGCGCGGTTGCCTTGCTGGTGTCCACCCAGCTCACGCGCTTGTCGAGCCTGCTCATCATGTCGTAAGCCTTGACCGCGGTAACGCCGTTCCGGGTGACGGCTTCGTCAACGTAGAATGTCCCGAGCTGTATCCAGTCGAGCACCGGAGCTGTGCAGCGGTAAAAAACCTCAACTTTTTTCAGCCGCCCGTTGAAAAGAGTTGTCGCCTTAGTTTCGAGCGTGAGCATGTCCGACATGCACGCGCCTATCTGGAGCTGATCGGAGCAGCTCCGCAGGATATCAACGCTGATAACGTCCCCGAGCCATAGCGTGTCCGGTTCGGCGGAATTGCCGTAAACCTTGACCATAACTCCGAACTGCCGCCCGGAGCCCTGCACCTGCGCAAGATATTCGTCTGAAACTGTCCTCATATCACATCTCCTCGAACACCAGCGAGATCTCGCTGCACATTACGTCGTCGCCGTCTGCGTAAAGCACCGGGGTCGGGATATCACCGCTCAGGTGAACAGAATACACGCTGCTGTCAACGCTGACATTGAACGTTATCGGCTTTATGACCGCCTTTATCTCCTCCCACTTCGCAAGAGGAACGATCGGGAACTGCACCGAAATGCGCTTCTTTGAAAGCTCGGAGATACGGTCTACCACCAGCGAACCGTTCAGGGTCTGGTTGACCGACTGGCTCCGGAACGTGTCCGCGATATCCGGCGGCAGGATAAATTTGCTGACGTCGATATCGCCTATTTTTAGTATCATGATACCTCCTAGAAATTGAACGGCGATTTGCCGGAGCGCTTCGCCATGATGTTGCAGTCCCGGACGCACGCCTTGCCTATCGTCAGGTCGCCGGCGGTCAGCTCAATGGTCATATCGCCGAAAGCGTTCTCGAACTTCTCGACCTTGCGCTGCAGCTTGGTTATCGCGTTTATCACGTCGGCGAGGTCGGTCTCCTTCGAAGCGGACGAACTTTCAGCCGCGCCTGATATCGCGCCGGTCAGGGCGTTTATCTGGTGCGCGGAGGCCGTCTTTCCGAGCACGTCCTTGCCGATAAGGGATTTCAGCGCGGCTGTCTGGTCGTTGTCCCACATGGTCGGGACATACGACGTTATGCTGATGAAATTGCCCTGGCTGCCTGTGGAACTGCTCGAACTGCCTGAGCTGGTCTTGGTTTTCGATGTGTCGGTGGTTGGGGTGTAGGGCTTGTAAGTGTAGGTGCTTTCATGCTCGGGTTCAGCGGGGGGTTCTTCTGTATTCCCTTTAAAATAATAGTCGTTAAACGCTTTGGTGTTGCCGTAAACGCCGTAGCCGACGGAACCAGCAAGCCTTTTGGACTTTTCTGCTTCGTCTTTCATAGACTGAACATTCGCAAGGGCGGTTTCAGCATTGTTCTTTGCGTCTAAGCCGGATTTCAGATTATTTATCTGCTCGTCTAACCTGCTGGCATACTGCCTGTAATCGTCAATGCGGGTTTCGTTGTATTTATCCGCCGCTAAGTCTCGCAGGTATTCGAGATCTTTTATCCTGTCCTCGTAAGAACCGCTGAAATACATATTGCCGCCAAAAATGTTTGAATCAGAAGATTTGAATGTGCCAAGCTTTAACGCTTCACTCAACAGGTAGTCGTTTGTTCCATTGGTGTTCATCGCGAACAGACCTATTGCCGTACTTTCCTTTTCTGCTTCTTCGGCGGCAGTAAGGCCCATTCTTGCTTGACTTTCAGACATTTCATATGACTTGGAAATGACGCCATTCATTTTGTCGATAACGCCCTGATACGAATCAGCCACAAGGTCGATACTACCGGCAAGGTCACCGAACTGCTTGTTCAGTTCTTCCTGCAAAGCTTTAAGTTCAGTTTCCTTTTCGGCTGTGTCCTTTGTGGAATTATAAACCTTTTCATAGCGCTTTTTGACATCTTCCAGCCCTTTAGTCTGTTCTTGGTATTCCTGCGAGGACTGCGTTAATTCATCTGATTTTGAAGTAAGGTCTGCCATACGTTCGTTACAGTCGTCCATAGCTCCGGACAGCGCCGCAATTCCTCCGACCGCTCCAGCAGCGAGCGAACCTATCAGCACGAACGGATTAGCCGCGCCAGCTGCGTTGAGCGCCAATTGTGAAACAGTCGCCGCGTCTGTTATAGTCTTAAATGACCGTATTGCGGTCACTGCCGCCTGAACAGCATTCCCGATTTTGATTGCGGTCTTAAAAGTTACTAGCGCTATTGCGATTGCGGCAATAGCGTCTCTTGCTTCCCACGCTACTTTTAAAGCTTTGCTTATGAACTCTACTGCGTTTTTTAGCACTGTTGTCAATTCCGGAATGTGCTTTGCAACAAAGTCGGACAGCCTTTTTGCGATATCTCCGACCACCTCAATGAGCGGCGGGAGAAGTTCAGAAATAAGTTGTGAGATAGGGTCTATCATCTTTAGCAGAGATTCCACAAGCGGCTCCGCTGCGTCCAACAGCACCGGAACGACCTCGTCGGCTATCTTGCCGAGCTTGTCAATGGCCTCCGAAACGACCGGGATAAGCTCGTCGCCGAGCGGCTGTATCAACAGCTCAACCTGCCTTTTCAGCCCGCCGAGCGCGTCCGAGAGCGAACTGTAATTTACCTCGACTATCTCGTCCACAGCTCCCGCACAGTCGTAGGCGCTGTCGGAGATATCGCCGAGCGCCTTAACCGCGTCAGCGCCGAGATCCTCCCACATGGTCCCGAACAGGTTCACGCCTGCTTCGTTCTGCGCGATGGGGTCTTCCATATCGCCGAGAGCCTTTATGATTGTCTGGAACGCGTCCCGGGCAGCGTCGCCGCCCTGCGCGAACTTCTTCGCCATATCCTCCGCGTCGTAGCCGAGGGCTTCAAAGCCTTTTTCAGTCGTGTCCGAGCCGTCGATAGCGCGGATAGAGAATTCCTTGACTGCGTCGCCTATTTTATCGAGGTTCCATGCTCCGTTCTCCGCGCCGTTCGCGAAGATAGTGAACATATCGTCGGCAGAAAGCCCCAGCTTTTTGAACTGCACGGAGTACTCACTGATATTGTCCAGCAGCTCTCCGGAATAGTCGAGGCCGTCCTGCGCGCCTTTGGCGATATAATCGAACGCGTCCTCGGCGGCTATACCGAAGTTCTCCACCATAGCTTTAGCGGCGCGAGAGGTCTCGGCGACGTCCATATCGAACGCGTCCTGCAAGGCGTAGGCGCTTTCGGTGATTTTTTCGAGCGGCTCCGCGTCCATTTCGCCGAGATTCTGAGTTATCGTGGAAATGCTCGCGGCGATGTCGTCGAAATTCTCGCCGAAGTTGTCGCCGTAAACTCCCTTTATCACCTCGGAGTACTTTTCAGCGGCAGCCGCGCCCTCGCCTGTTGCGCTGGTAACACGCTTGACAGCCTTATCCAGGTCGTCAGCAGATTTTACCGCCGCCGTGCCTATCGCAGTACCCGCCGCAGCCGCTGCGGAAGCAGCCGCGCCTATTGCCTTGATAGCTCCCAGAGCCGCTTTTTCAACCTTGTCCGCAGAATCTCCGATTATCTTCTCCGCGTTCTTGAGATCGTCGGGGAGCTTGCTGTTGTCGCCCCGGATATGATATACTACTTCTCCTTCGGGCATTGTTCCTCCTTTCGGGCATGAAAAAAGCACCTTGTTTTTGTGCAAGGTGCTTTTTCTATGTAATTGATGATTGCCGGCGTTACATAAACGAAATCAACGATAATACCGTAAACAGAGCGCTTGCGACCGCCGCCACCATAGAAATGATGGAAATGACAGCAACCACCTTTGTATTCTTCTGAACAGCGGAAAGCAGTTCGTTATTGCGCTCCTCCGCGCGGCTTATCTTCTCAAGCAGTATGTTTGTCGCGTCAGTACCCTCCGCCATTCCGGACGGCGTACCAGCTTCCGCTCCGTATGTCACATACTGTGAGGGAATAGTTTTACCGCAGGCGTCGCAGTACATTGACGTTGACGTTCTGCCACAGTCGGGACATCTGTACATTTTCATAGGAAATTACCTCCAAAAAGTTTATTTCCTACATTATAGCACATCCCTCCGGAAATGTCAATACAGAAATCATTCAGCCTGCGCCCGCAGCATATTGAACAGCCCGTCCCAGCCCCCGCCGTCCTGCGCCTGCGAAGCGCCCTTATTCGGCAGCGCATACAGCGTTTTCAGCTCCGTGAGCCGCCGGATATACTCCGCGTTGTGCTTGTTCGGAGCCGGGATATCCTCCGAGCGTATCCGCATTATCTGCTTCACCGGCGCGTCCTCCGGAAGCCCGTGGAACATCGCGAGGAACGCGCACCAGTGCAGCCGCCCGCGCTCCTGTATCAGGTCGATACCGTAAGCCTGCCGGAACGACGAGTATATCTCCTCCGCGTCGAAGCTGAAATCAACGCACTTCTGCGGCTGCTTCTGCGTTGACAGCCTCCGCTGCGGTGGAGCTATCACCTCGTCCATAAGCTGTTGGAGTACCCGGCTCTGTACCTCCGGCGGCGGGGTTTTCCGGCAGTCCACGAGCCATGAGAAACCCGCCTCCGTCTTTTCCTCCGGCGTGAGGTCCGGGTCGTCGAGGACGTCGTAGAACCGCAGCACCCGGTCGAACCACAGAGCCAGCCGGAACTCCTGACCGTCAACAGTAATGCGGTCGGGAAACGGCTCGTACAGCTTCATCTGAGCTTCTTCCCCCTGCGGTAGATTCCCTTGAGCTGTTCGCGGCGGCGGGCTATGCACTCGTTCACGCGGGGGAGTATCACGTCGTAGATATACGGCACTATCGCGACGGACATCTCAACGTAGTTCCCATCGAAGAACTCGCAGATGGTTTCCGCGTTCTCCCTGCCAAAGCAGATGGCGAACACCCCGCGCACCGCCCTGCCATACTGCTCGTAAGCCTCGGCGTAGTCCTTATCGGAAGCCGCCTTTTTCAGCGCCTGCTCAGCGGTCGTGATGTCGGTGAGGTTCCTGCGGAGTTCCCCCGCGATAGCGTCGATGTCAACGACGAACTCCAGCTTTGCGGCGGGCTTTCCGTCTTCTCCGCAAAGCTCCAGCGCGTCGCGTATCTTCTCCGATCTCTTTATCTGGTACATTTTCTGCTCCTTTCAGCATTAAAGCCCTGTCTTCTTCTCGCCGGTGTCGTCCAGATTTCCGTCCTCGACGGTGGGCTTGCCATTCATCGCCATGACTACAGTCACGGCGTTCGGCGCAGTGGATTCGCCGCCTGCAATGGCTATCTGCGTGAGCGTTACCGGACAGGTGACTATCTGCCCGTTGCGGTTCATCTTGATATCGGTAACACGCGCCGCGCCGGGGCTCCACTGAATCTTGTCGAGATAAGCGCACACCGGGTCGCTTGCCATGAAGTCGCCCTGAAGCGTTATAGTAGGCTGGAATCCGGTAACTGTGCTGGAGCTGTAACCGCCGTCGCTGAGGTAGGACGCGGAATACACATTCTCGTTCAGCGCGTTCGCGCAGTTCTTGAACGCATTGCACATGGACTTATAGGTCGCGCTGTCACCTGTGGGCGTGGTGTTGATGAACACTTTGACCTCGTGGTTAAGCTCCACGCCAGCGACCTTGGGTAATGTCTGGGACATAGTAATTCTCCTTTCAGTCGAAAAATTCGGAATTATGAATGCGGAATTCGGAATTTCGGTGCCGCCTGCGGCGGTTATTTAAATACGTCCCACGAAGTGGGACACCTTAATTCCGAATTAAGAATTCCGAATTCCGAATTAAATAATGATCCGCAGGCTGACGGACAGCGAATATATCCAGTAATCGCCGTCCGTGCCTACGAATAACGGCTCGCTGCGTGCCTCCGCGTTAACGACAGGCGCACCTAGCCGGGCTGTATCACAGGCGTTGGCTATCCCGCAGAGGAAGCCGTAAGCCTGCTCCTGTTTCTTGAATTTCGAAAGCACGTCGAGGGAAAGCACCGCCCGGCGGTTCGCGAGGTCCAGCGAGGTGAACTCCCGGGAACCTGTCACGACCTGCACTGCGATGCTCTCCCCGGCCGAAAGAAGCCCGACGGACGCCGGCTGTCCTGTTGTTTTCTCCGCAAAAGCCCGGAAAGCTTCGACTGCCTGTAACTGCGCCGTCATTTGTTCAGCTCCTTTCGCAATGCTGTTTCGTAGATTTGCCGCCATTCCTCGCCGTGGTCTGCCTGGGCGCGCTCGCACCAGTGGGAGCCGGCTTTCGGGTTCTTGCGCTTATCGAATTTAAGCCGCACCTCCGGCGAGACCTTGACCTTCGTCTGACCCTCCCGCGCCCATGCTGAACCGGTTTTCGGGTCCACCATCAGCACGCCGTGATACAGATATCTAGCGTAGGGAGTAGACCAGACGAGCTTTCCGTGCAGTATATCGCTGTGGATATTCGAGCTGTTGACAAGCGCGTCCTGGTCGTCCGGAACGTACTCGTTGCAGTCCGCGAGCGCCTGCTGAGAGGTTATCCCGCGCGCCTTTTCGGAAGCCGCGCGGATATCGACCGCTATCTGAGCGGAATTGATGTTCACCGTCACAGGCACAGTCCCACCTCCAGATGGTGGAGTTTCTGACGGTCGTAAAAAACCTCGACAGTCTCAACGCGGTAACGCTTGCCGCCAAATTCGACGATATATCCCGGCTTGAACTCCGCCCCCGGAGCGCTGTTCCGGCAGTCGTAGAAAAGCGTTGCAGACAGCGTAACAGAGCGGTTGTCGGACGTGATTATCATTTTACTCGCAGGCTCTACGCGGATATGCGTGAGCTTCGCCAGCTCGACGAGCTCCTTTTTCTGCCACGCGTTTTCTTTCTCCTCGTACAGCACAGCCGAATGAATCAGCAGGGAACGCGGGATAGGTCTCATATCCTCACCCCTCTGTAGAGCAGTCCGGTCGGCTCCAGCAGCGCCAGAGCCTGGGCGCACAGCGAATTCGCCGCCGAACCGCCGGAATTGCCTGAACTCCCGCCAGCGGGGCTCCCGCCGCCGGAATAGCTGAACTTCCCGAGCGTTACTGAGCCGCCGTCCGTGGTCTCCGACAGCGCAGAAACACCGCCGTTTTCGAGGATAAACTCCGCCTGCGCGCAGACCGCATTCTGCGCCGCTGTACGCCAGACTTTCGGCGTGGTAGCTACAGTATACCCCGAGGGGAATATCTCCCGGTCTACGATAAGCTCCGCGCGTTTGAGAGCGGCTGTCAGCTCGTCCGAATCCGTCCAGCCGCCCCAGTTCTCGGAGTAATATTCAGCCGTGACCGTCATGCTACTGTAACATAGCCGACCTTAACGCACTTCTTGCTGCTATCGAGGTCGATTATCTCAATGATGTCGCCCTTCTTGCAGGAAATCTGCGTGCTGTTGGAAGTGAACGCATTTGTCGTAGCGATGGCGGTGAAGTCCTCCTCAAGCGCCGCGCGCTTTGCCGGATTCACGCGGTATACGAACGCGTCCGCAGCGCTCTCGGCGACAGTGACCTTGCACTTGTCAGAAGCAAACGCGCCCTGCATAAGAGTGAGCGAACCCGCGGAAAATACCGCGTAGACAGCGCTCTTGCGGAGCACCTCATGTCCGTAAACGGAACGCCCCTGAACCGCAGAAGAACCGATGTGCTTGCTGTCCTTGAGGTCATTCACGGCGATAGGCACCTTCCATGCGTTGATGCGCGTAGCATAGCGCGGGTGACCTGCGATCATCGCAAGGTTAGCGGTGTCGTCGTTCCACTCGTACACGGTGAATCCCGCGATCTTGCCGACCGCGCCGGACTGCTTCACCTCGTCGCCGAGCGCGGAAGCCTGCACGAACAGCGGGCTTTTCAGCATAGCCGCGTAGATGTCCGGGGTAACAAGCAGGTAGCGTCTGCCGTCGTTCGGGACGTTCGCCTTGCTCATCAGCGTACGGATATCCACAACATCGCTGTATACGGTGCTTGCGGAAATGGAGGACGTATTGACGCGGGTGCCCTGCGAGATGAGCGTGGAAGCGCCGTCGCGGTCGAGGGCGGTCGCCATGGAGTAGCCCGCGCTGTCAAGCCTGTCCGCGATAAGGTTGTCGGGAACGGAAGCCGCGTCGTAGCCGTCCACAAGCTCGTTGACGTACTTCTCGCGGTTGATGAGGATAGAGCGGTACTCGGTGGAGCTTTCGGAAAGATCGCCGCCGGCGCTGCGGTCGTAGTCGCCGACCTTGACCTCGCCGTCGCGCACCGGAACCTTGACCGCGCCCGCGACCGGGTCGCCCTCGTAGTCGTTGTTGAAGATGATACCGTCCTTAAGAATGTTTTCCGAGCGCATTTTCGCAAGGACAAGCGAAGAATAGCGCTCCTGAGCCTCATGAGCCATAGATTTCTCCTTTCAGTCGAAAAATTCGGAATTATGAATGCGGAATTCGGAATTTCGGTGCCGCCTGCGGCGGTTATTTAAATACGTCCCACGAAGTGGGACACCTTAATTCCGAATTAAGAATTCCGAATTCCGAATTAAAACTTGATTCCGGGGTTCTTCGCACGGAACGCGGCTTCAACGCCGGAAATAGCGGCGCTGCCGTTCCCGCCGGAAACCCCTGTTGTTGTCGGCGCTGAACCTCCCGCGAACTGCGGATATTTCTTCAGCACCTCGTCGATTGCCTTTTCAAGCGGCATGTCGTCGCTGACTTTAAGCGAAGCCAGCGCTACTACGTCGTCCGCCGCGTCGGGCTTTACGCCCTTTGACGTGGCGAGCAGCTTCGCTTCAAGGGCTGCGACCTTCTTCTCGGCTGCGTCCGCGCGGTCTGACTGCACCTTGATAGCTTCCGCGGACTTCTGCTCTGCGGATTTCTGGTCGTCCTGCCACTTGTGGAATGCTTCCAGTTCCTCCTTGCCGGGAAGTCCCTTGCGTTCGCGCTGAACGCGTGCCTTAATGAGGTCGTTGACCTCGTCCTGCGTGAATGTTTTTGCCGCCCCCTGCGCGCCAGTTTTGCGCACAATACCGTCCGGGTTTACATCGCCGAGAATGTTTTGCGCAAAACTTTGCGTAGATACGTTAGGATCACCTCCGGCGGTCTGAGCGCCGCCCTGCTCCTGTGTGGTCTGGGTTGTCTGTTCGTCTGCCATAGTTACCTCCGTTTAACGTCCGTATGACTGTATTCCGCGCGGGCTTTTAGTGTCGTCAGCGTGTTTCGGACAATAAAAAAGCGCCGTGCATTGCTGCATAGCGCTTGATTATTCGGTTGATTGCGGGAGATTTGCCGAAAGTTCCTGCGCCCTTTCGAGCAGTTCGACCAACTTTTCAACCTTTTCAAGAGCCTTGTCAAGCTCCGTCGTGTCAACGTGCATCTCGAATTTGAGCGGATTCTTGAGCTCTTCTGAAAGAAATATAGCCATTGCAAGCTCCTTTCAGGCATAAAAACAGCGCCCCGTCGGAGCGCTTGGCTATTGGAATGAAAAAGCACCTTGCTTTTGTACAAGGTGCTTATTTCTTACTATTGTTTGATTTCTCGTCCGCTTCGCGTTCAAGGTCTTTCAGGAGTTGCCTCATTTTTTCGACCGCTTCTTCGTTCGAACCGTCGAGAGAATGCTTTTTTATTTCAGCCATTCAATTACCCCCATGTCAATATACTTGTTAAGAAATTTATTGACAACAGCACGATATTCAGCGTCAGACCCAGTTTTAATCTGCTTTCGCACCATTCTGTCAAGCTCTCTTATCAAGTCTATTCTATCATATTCCGTGAGCTTTGTCAATACCTCAATCTTGCCGTTATTCTTAACAACTGACATGGATTTAAGACTATTTTCTCCAAAGAACTCAACCACATCGTCGATAGAAAAGCTATTGTTCCGAGGGTGATTATGCATAAGGAACAAATCCTTGCCGTAAAAAGCGCCGAATTCTATTTTATCATCAGTGCCATGAAGAACGCGCTTTCCGGTCATATCACTATTGAGGATAAAAGCTACTTCCTTACTGCCGTTTTCCATCATAGATGTTTTCAGCAGCTTTTGATGTTCTTGGTGTATTTTCTCACAGATATCATCAGAATATGTTTTTGGAGTAACCTTTGGAACTTTAGCGACCGTTTCATCGGTAATGGCTGTGATAGGTTTCTTGCTTCCGCTTTCCCTGAGCTTTCCACCATTATTCACGCTTCCGTAAGTCCTCACCCTGTCCGACCGATATTTCAGTCCGTTGCTGTCGCAGTAGGATTTCAATGCCTTGTTCCGCTCCGCCATCTTCCTGCGGACTTCCTTTGCGCCCTCGGTATCGCCCGCAGCTTCGAGCATGTCGGCTTCCGTTTTGGATTTGCGCACCTTGCGCTCAAGCTCCCGCTGCTTGCAGACCTTGTTGTAAAGTTCCTTATCCTCGTCAACGCTTTGATTGCCCGGCGTCCATGCCGGGCTCTGGGCGTTGACTTTGCGGCGTCCTGCCGCCTCGGTATCATCATATTCAACCGAGGACTTCCGGAACAGCCCGTCGGAAACGCCGCGCGGACGATGTCCGCAGTTTATCCCGAACAGTCCGTCCGGCTCGCCGAAGCTGGTCTGCGACAGCGGAATGACCTTGTGCTTGCGCCCGTTGATGTCGGTGATCTCGGTAGTTTTCCCGGAGCGGCTGATTAGCTTCCCCTGCCAGGGGCGGCACTTCGGGCGGCTGCCGGGGTGGGAGCTCACCTCGAACACGTCCTGCCCGAGGCTGTCCATAGTCGAGAACTGCGCTTCCAGAGCCGTATTCTTGACCGTCGCGCGGATATCCATGTTGACGTAAGCCTCCGGCGACCATTCCCGCCCCGACTTATCCACAAACGCCGGAATGCCTTTCTGCGCCATCTCGTGTATCGTCGTGCGGACTGCCTTTGTGCGGCTCTCCGCGCCCGAAACGACCGCAGCCGTGTTGCTGTTCAGAATATTCAGCATGTCCTGCTTGTTCGCTATCTCGGACTGCTCCCGGCGCTGCTCCTGCGTCCATTTGTCAGCTACCGTATTCACGGCGCGGACGAACGTGCTCTCCGCCTTGTACTTCATGACGGTGTTGACCTGATTGTACACGTCCTTAGCCTGATTACGATAGTGCTTGACGGAGTTCGCGGCGCTCTCGGCGAACCGCTTATCATGCCACATGCCCTGGATTCCGTCCTCGGCGAGCGTATCGTCTATCGCCTGCCGGACGGTATCCGCGACGTTCCCGGGAATGCCCTTTGTGCCTGCCGCGATGATTTTATGCGCGTCCTGCCGGAGATGCCCGTGCTTTGCAAGCTGCTTTAACTGCCACTTGCTGACCTCGTTTAGCTGGTGGTCGTCGTTCAGCGAAAGCTGCCGCGCTATCCGGACGAGTAACCGTTCCTCAACGCTCATGTATGCGTCGGCGATGGGAGCGGCGAGGTTCAGCGCTTCAAGGGCGGTCATGATTCGTCACCGAAGAAATCCGCGATATCCCCGCCGCCGGATTCCTGCGACATGCGCTCCAGTTCCTCCCGGGCGGTGGCTTCGTCGCATTTCTGGACTTCCATTATCGCCTTTATTTTCGACTTCAGCCCCGCCGAAACCAGCTTGATATTGTTGTCTATCAGCGTGTTGTCGTCGATGATGATGTTATCGTTCCAGCCGACTGTTACGCTGTACTCCCGCGCGGAAATCTCTCCGGACATCACTCCGAGCTGAATCAGCGCGTGAACGACCGTTTCTATCATCTCGGTCAGCAGGTTCTTGTTATTCTTGACGGTGCGCGCGGTCTTGCTTTCCTGGGAGATTATCTCCGTCGCCGTTTTCATGCCCTGCTGGACGTCGAACGAGAACGTTCCCGCCGACAGCCCGGTCTGCATACACAGGATATTCAGATACGCGTTGATGGCGCTGACGTGCTGTTCTATGCGGAGTTCCGTGGTGTTGTCGGTGATTTTAAGGCTCTCGCCGTCCTCGTGCCGGAGCGCTATGAAAGCCTCGTCGTCCGCGTCGAAGTACCGGACTGCTTCGGCGGTGTCCGGGTCGATTATGGTCTGCACACAGGAGCTAGGCACGATTATGCGCTTCTTGCCGAGGACGAACTCCCGCTGGAAGCTGTCGAACACCGTGTCGAGCGCCCGGAGCGTATCCGTGCAGTTCGCGTAGACGGACATTCCGAGCGGCACGTCGTAGTCAGAATTGTTGCTAACGAACGGCCGGAAGTACGCAAACACCGGCTTGCCGCCCTCGTACACGACCGGATTCTGCAAGTCCGGGAACATCTCCGCAAGCGGGCATTCCCGCCCGATTTCGCTGTCGGAAGCCGCCTTGAACAGCTTGAATTCCGACCTGCCCGGCTGCATGAATTCAAGCAGATGGAAGTAGTCCTCGCCCCGCGTGTAAGTCCCCGAAAGTATGCCGGACTGCACTCCGGAGCCGTCCCAGCTCACCGGGACGAAGCGGTCGGCGGTGATGTAGTCGATCCTCGGTTTCCCGCCGGAGAGGTAGCATTTCAGCACCCCGCCGCCCATGGCGTACGCTTTGCTGAGAAGCTCCGGGAGCTGCTTCCAGAAGCCGTTCGCGTTCAGCGTATCGTCTATGTACGCCTGATATTCGGGGAAGTCAAGCGTTATCTCGCACTGCTCCGAAAAGGTCAGCGCCGACAGACTGTCGCACAGTACCTTAGCCATGTTCAGCCGCAGGAGCTGCCGCTTGCCCCGCGAGAAAAGCCCGCCCTTTGCGGTCTGCCGCCACTCCGGGTCGTCGCGGTATATGCGCCGCCACTTGTCTATGCAGGCGCTGTAGTATTCCGAGCCGCTGAACTCCTGCCCGAATGCGGCGGCTATTTCATTTGCGTTCATGTATTCCTCCAAATTCTATGAGCCGGTTCGCGTGCGGTTCGAGGGCGTATTCCAGCGCGTCAAGGCTGTCTATGTTAGTCGAACCGTCGTCAAGGCGCCTGTCCTTTGTGGGAGATTTGCTGTCCCAGACAGCCTCTGAGAGCGCCGCTATGGTGTGCCTGCACCGCCGCATGATAAAGAACCTGCCCTGGCTCATGAGCATGTCACAGAGCCGTATGCGGTCGATTATCTCGCCCTTGCGCGCGTTGCGGACTTCCACCGGGATATGCCGCGCGAACACCTCGGTGCGTATGCCCTTTATGAGCGTAGTCTCCGCGCTGTCGCACCAGATGGATGTCGCCCTGCACTGCGCCTGCGAGCGCTGAACGAAACCGCAGACGTCGTCCGTGAGCGTTCCCGGGTCGATTACTTCCTTGCGGTAGTACTCGTCCAGAATCACGATACTGCGGTACCCGCGGGTTATTCCCACAAGACACCCCGCGTGCGCCGAGCCGTTTCCGCCGAAGTCAAGCCCCATCGTTCCGATGATGATATCCGCCGGGACCTCGTCGAGAATGAACCGCTCCGGGTCGTCGGCGAACTGGCGGTAGATTACGCCGTCAGCGGACTTCCACTCCCCGAGTATGTATCGCTTGAAGAACACGCCGGTGTATGTGCTCCGGTAACGCTCCTTGACTGCCTCCGACAGCGACAGGTTGTCGTCCATCGTGAAATGCAGATACAGCAGACGTTTGTCCGCGCGCTTGTCTATCCAGCCAGTCTTGAACCAGTGCGCGGGACTGCCGGGATTGCAGTTGAACCAGAATTTCGACCCGTCCACGGAGCATCGTCCGGTCGCCTGGTTGACGAAGCTCTCCGGCATGAGCGCGACCTCGTCGAAGAACACCCCCGCAAGCGTTATGCCCTGTATCAAGTCCTGGGAACGCTCGTCCTTGCCGCCGAACACATAAAAATAATTTTCTATATTTCCTCTGCGAACGACCACAAGATTCTCGGTGCGCTGTTCCGACACCGAATATCCCCGTGAACGAAGCATGAGTTTCAGCCAGAAAAGGACGTTCCGGCGGAAGCTGCCGATAGTCTTGCCGCACATCGCGAAGTTGCAGGCTCCGAACTCCGACATAGCCCAGATAACGAAGCTCAGCGACATTGCGACGGATTTCCCGGAACGGATAGCGCCGTCTGCGATAATGCCGTTGTAGTCCCGCACCGGGGACGAGCGGCACCACCAGTTCAGCACTTTTCGCTGCTTCTTCGAGAACGGCTTGAATCTGAACACTGCTTTAATCTTCATCGTTCCAGTCCTCCGCCGCAGAGCCGTCCAGCGCCGACAGGAAGCCGTCGTCCTGGGTCTGCTCTTCCTCGCCGGAGAGCTTCTTCTCCTGCAATGCTGCCTGCTTCTTCTGGAGCTTCACGCGCTCCCCGGAGCTGCCCTCGCCGATAAGGTCGACTATCGCATTGAACGCCTTGGTGTCCCCGAGCGCCGCCTGCCGTACCATCGCCGCGACTACCGCCGCGCCGTAGGTCGGGTCTGCTCCGAAGCCCATGTCTACAGTCATGTTGTATATGTCGTCGTTCACGATTCCGCTTGAGAGCAGGTCGTTCATCAGGGATTTCAGCGCCTTTTTGCGGCGGCGGGTCTCGCCGGATTTTTTGCCGCCCTTTCTGCCGTTTTCTCTTGCTTCGCTCTCGCTTCGATTTGAGAACGGCACTAAATTCTTATCATTCAACATCACCACCTGCTTGCATAGAAAAAGCGCCCGGGCGATTGCTTCGGGCGCTTTTCAGTATTTCATGATATTATTATATCACGTTTTTTGAAAAAATGGTTACCCTTTTTTCAGCCGGGCAAGATTCCAGAAGAATTTCATGCGATACTCATAGAACTGCCGCCGACCGCACGGAACATTCCCGAGATACTCGAACGGAAGCCCCTCTGTGACTGCTTTTTTGATGTACTTCCGCATAGGCTCAGCGGCGGTCTGTTCAAGCGCCTGGTCTATCTTCTCGATATCCTCGCGCAGCCGCATAGCCTTGTCGGAACGCTCCTGCACAGGGTCGCTGATATGATTGCCCTTAGCAGCTCCGGTGCTGTCGTAGTTCACGGCTGATATTCCGTAGCAGTCCGCGATTTCCCGGCAGATGTCGTTGTACTGACGGCACAGCCATTTCAGCTCATTGTATACGTTCCGGTCTATCCGGTAGCGGTCATATGCTTTAGTGTTCATTGGTATCAGCCCTCCTTCTGTTCGCGACGGATCCGGTGGCAGCTCCTGACTATCTCATTATAGCAGCTTTCGCAGAGGTCGATTCTTGCCCACCTGTATTTTACGCCTATTATATACCCGAGCGTATCTCTTACGTTGTGAGATTCCATGCGTTTAGCCTTGAGCATAAATCCATCTTTGGCGTTCATCTCGCCGCAGATATCGCACGACCTGCATTTTACTTTAGCCATTATCAGCCCTCCTGTTCCATTTGTCTGCGGCTTCTTCTATGGTATCACCCCATACAATTCTGTGGCACATATGGCAGCGTATAAACCATTTGCCATTTTCGCCTTTTTCGACCTCTGGGCAGTAATACCTGTCCCCGCACGAGCAGCGTTTAAGGTTTTCAACCTCGTTTTCGTCCATCTTAGCGCCGCAGCTGGGACAGTAGCGGAAATGGTCTGCGTGTGACGGGTCAGACCAGTAAGCTGTGCACACCGAACACCTCATGTGTATATAGCCAGTTTCAGAATCGGGTTCCTTAAACCTGATCCAACGTCCATGCACCACCGGCGCGACATCGGCGGCGGGTTCGTAGTCAATCATCTGGTCCACCGTTGCGGCTATAAACATTGGGCAATTTTCGTCGGAGCATACGTCCATTAACACCCTTCTTATGCTTTCGCGGTCTATGTATTCACTCATTCCGTGTCCTCCTTTACAGGGCTGTTGAGCCATTTTATAAACGTTGCCACGCAATTCGTTGTTTCACAGCTATACACCTGGCTGCTTATCGGACAAGAACAGCATTCTAAATTCAAATCCACCCATTCCGCAATCTCCTCCGCACTCATGGCGCGTATGCGGTCAAGGTTCGTGCGCGCTTCTGAAGCTGGTTGAGCCTGCTGTTCGGGACGCACAAACGATACCGCTGCAAGCGCGTCATTTACGCCTCGCTCATAATAATTCGCACAAGCATTGGCTTGTTCCTGTTCTAAACGGCGCCGTTTGTCGTTCTCTGCGAGCAGGCGCTCTTTAATTTCTTTCAATTTTTCGTTAGTCATTCCCCGCACTCCTTTCCGAGCCATTCCGTCAGCAGCTCCTTATCCCTGCCGCATATCACTGCCACCGAACAATCATCTTCGTCCGTAATCTCCATAAGACTGTCCGAAATGATATCCGCTACATCTTTGTCCTCGTACTCAGAAAATCCGAGTGCAGCTGCGAGATGCTCACGATTAGTCATTCCCGCTCACCTCCACATAGCGCCACGACTGCGGCGGCTTTGATATCTCGCAATCTTCC